TAAAAGCTCCCTCTTGAAGCCTAGCTTGTGCAATTAAGTCTTCTAGCTGTGCGCCCGTATGTAATCCGGTGGCCCCATCAAAAGGAAACCCTACCCTGAAGTGGTCTGTTGCCACTGTAGCCGCCATTATGCCCGACACACTAGCCAGCATTATGCAAAATAGACATATTAGTCTCTTCATTATCTCCTCCACATTGCGAATCGTTCATCATTGGCCGCTGAAACCAAAGAACGTAACCCCAAATGGCCCTGTTCATTCTTGATTCTCATAGCGAATGAGTAGTTATCGGTTATCTTGTTGAAAAATGGTAGGTCATGGTGTTCTTTCAGCCCTACAAGTATGCCTGTAGTGCCGTTAAAGGTTAGACCAGCAGCAGGAACAAAGAGCGTGTAGTCCTCTCTGCCTTGCGTATCAAAGTCTAGCCCTACATTTGTGTTTACCCAGTCAACGGCATTGTTGACGCTATAAGTGGTTTGGCTATAGGTCTTGTCGGCATAGATATTCGTTAGGGTGAAAGCATCCTCTGATTCTCGGTCAACCGTTATCTTTGGATTCTCATGGTCAAAGAAAATAGAGCCACCACCATAGAATTTAGGGCTAGATTCAGCATTATGGCGGTAGAATCGCGTCCACAACTCAAACTCTATGTCGTAAATATGGGTAGTATCGGTCACTAACTCCCATGTATCGGTGTCAGACAAGGCAACACCAGTATTAGGCAGCAGAGAAACATAGGTATTCGTGGTTACAATCGTGTCTCTAACGTACCAGTCCTTCTCGTAGCGGGTAGTAGCATCATAAAAAGGAGTGTCTACGTCTATATCTCGGCTATCCCAAGGGTCAGAGGTGAACATCTGGCGAATCAACCCGTCCGTACCCAAGAAATACAGCAACTCCTCAGCCTCAAAGAACTGCACGGCGTTAGTCAACTGCCCATCCCAAGTGCCTACCCATGTGCCAAGCTGAATATCATACACCAGCATCTTGTTATTGGTCGTAGAAGCATCCATAGGGACGCTCACAATGACGTAGTTATCGTAGACGGCCACAGCCACATCATCAGTCTTGTCCCACGTTATACGGTCCATCAGAGGCCGTATAGGGGCCGACAGAGGCACTTCACGCCCAAGAACAGTACCCTCAGCAGTACGCTGAACGGTAGATACGCCCTTGTATGACAAGAAGTATATCTGCTCACCCTGAATAGCCCATGCTTTAGACCCAACAACGCCTTCGTCACTGGTAACTCGTTCGATAGTCACGTTATCGGCCATAGTAGCTGGAGCCGTAACAGACTTGTTCATGCCCGTCATCAGGTGGATAGAATGCTTCTTGAACGCCACAACGTAATCTTGCTTGTACGGGACAAGAGCCATAAGCTCATCACCATCACCGTTAGATATGCCAAACTTCTGAAAAGTCCAGTCGTATGAATCAAAATCAAGTGCATCAGAAGCATACACATCATCATCTTTAATAACCAATAATCGTCCAAACGCATATGCTCCTCTGTTGCCTTTGGGAATGCGGTTACTTGTACCAGGGTCGGTAAACGAGACAAATCCTGATGTCTGATCTATACCTTTCCATCTCAGAGGGTTATTGTCACCATCCCTGAACATAACGACTTCATTGTTCCCTTGAACAAACTCAAGTTTCTCTGTAGATGCTATAGTTTCAGCCGTAGCGACTTCCGTTACATAGCCTTGGTCATTGATAAATACCGTTCCGTCAGCCACTATTAACTGCCTAATCCTGACATCACCCGTAAACCTAAAGAACGCTGCACCCTGAATGTTCTCCCACGACCTTCCCACAAATGAGAACGGGAAAAATAAACCAGTATGGGTAGCATCGTTATATCGGGCGTTATCCTCATTGAAATACAGCGGGTCAGAGCCAAGAATAGGGAAAGCCAACTTCATTCCTGGTCTTGTACGAGCATCAGCATCACGAACAACAAGGTTGCGGCCTAAACGGTACTGATTCTCAGCAGGGTCGGACACAAGCATTAGGCCACCGGAAAAATCCCGTTGTCCATCTACTTTTTGACCTTGCACTTCAGCTATCATAGTTTACCACCAGTCTCCGGTAGCTCCATAAAGAGGAGATTCAACAACCACCGTCTTAAAATATCCTGACTGTCTCTGAATCTTGTTCTTAGCCACTTGCAGCATACCCTGCCAACTGCCTTCAGGTTGCCGCCCAGCCCACACAGCCATCTCATCGGTCATAGCACCCACGATAACGGGGTCAGCGCGGTCTATAGGCCACTCAAGCACTCGGTAGTCAGTAGGGGTAGCAGTAGGGTCTAGTGGGTCGTACAGGGGGTCTACGACAGCAGGAACGAACCTCAGCAGGGCTAGTACGCGGTAACTAGATACTTCATCAGCGGTCTGTACTTGAATCCTACGCAGGCCAGCAGCAGTATCAGCTAAAGGTGTCCAGCTAGAACTAGAAACGGTAGTGCCAAGCATCGCAGCATTAACTTGGTCCTCAGGGTAAATGTATGTGTCGTTGGTTAAATCGCTATTGGTAGAAACGGATTTGAGGGCAGCTATGTCATCTACGGTAGCCGCAAAGGTGATAACTCCATCAGAGTCGGGGGAAATGGTGAACTGGTCTACAAGGCGGTTATGCCATACAAAAGAGTCATATATGGTCTTGCCTATCTTCTCGTATGAATCAAGAGCCCCACTAATTACATCGTTAGGGATTACATCGCGGTCTCCACCCATTCCGCGTGAAAATGCAGCTTGGATAATCTCTAAAACGGTCATACGCAACTCCTAGTAGCAGCCCCAGAGGGTATTGCCCCCTGAGGCCACTTGGGGGGATGAGGGAGACTATTTCTCGTAAGTTACAACGCCAGATGCCAAAGTAGCACCAAGAGCAGCAGGGTAACGTATGGCAACAGGCTTACCTTTGAATCCGGTAAACACGTTTTTCAGTTCAACCTGCGCTGTTCCGCTAGCGAACTGTACTATGTCTGCGTTATCAGCCAAGAACACCTTGTCACCTTGCGAAACGGTGACATTGGCTGTTATGCTGTACGAAGTATAATTAGTCAAATATGTGCTGATTGCACTAATCTGACTTAGTTGATACCCGCTTGAGCCAGAATGCTCAAAGATGAAGTAATCATCAGTAGTCGGAGTGATTCCACCGATTGAGTTTGAGCCAGCTGGTGTGCTAATCAGTACCAATAAGTTAGTATCACTGACTGCACCATACATCAGCGATTCTGCGGCGGGACGATGAATTGTTATCGTACCGTTGGTAACAGCGTCAACCAAGTAGGTCTGACTGACAATCTGATTACCTTTCATCTCAGGAATTATAACGTCATCTGCAACACCCGTACTAGAGTAGGTGGACTTGCCATTAACTTCCATTCCCGCAACGCTAACACTGGCAATCAAAGCAAGCGCCAGAATAAGTGTATTTTTCATTTCATTTCTCCATGTTTGGGTTATGGGGAGGGATTGCCTCCCCACACCCTAGTTATTTACGCGGATGTTTCAAAACCTTCCAGCTGTGCTGTAGGGTCGGTAACATCATAGTTATTAGGCAGGTTCTCGTTCACATAACCCTTGATTGAGCAACCCCAATTGGCGTTGACAATACCAGTCTGGTAAGGCTGCAAGTAACCAATAGAATGCTCATAGCCAGTCTTGGATACGTCCTGCAACTTGAAGGACGGGTTAGCAAAGCCCTTAGAGCCCTGCTTGACATAACTGTAGCATCCAGCACCGAAGCACAGAGCTGCATGGATTTCGCCATAGTTAGCTCTAGCCACTTCATCACCAGCGGCCATTGTGTACGGTTGGTCGTCACGGACGAAATGCCAGCCCATGTAGCTAGTGATATACCATTCGCCTAGACCCTTCAGCAGTGACTTGTCGCCACCATTGATTGCCGCACGATACAGACCATCATTATTTTCCATGAGGTCATTCATCATAGCGTCAGACAATACGCAGACGTAGTTACCCTTGATTTTGGGAGCGCCAGAGTTCGACAGGCGTACACCAGCAGCTCTCAGGTCAGACCATTTCAGGGTGTCATCAGCATCCAGCGCCGCAAACGAGCCCTTACCGTTAGCGTAGTAGCTTGGGCAGGAATCAAAGGTGAAGGACGTTCCGTACAGCGTTACAGTAGCTTCAGCCGTCTGGTCAAACCCCGTTGAGGTTGTTCCGGCAGCTTCATACACACCAGGAACCATACGACCATTCAGAATTGCGTTCTGTACGAGTTCGTGCCGTCTGCGGTCAAGAGCAACTGGGAAGTCTTCTTTCACCCAGCTATCCAAGTCCACCCAAGAACTCATCTGTGCGACAGTAGCTATATCCGCGTACTCATGGATATATTCCATCGGCAGTATGACTTGGGGGAGATTCAGCAACGCACCACCAGCGGGGTCGGAACCAGCGCCAGAAGGGGAAGCCATTGTCTCAGGACGACGTGTGCGACCCTTACGACTGAATTTGATGGACTGACCATCATTCATCGGAATACTTCTCACTACCCCAAAATCAGGGGAAGCAAATACCGAGTTCCAAGGCCGTCTTGCGAGAGCCTCCTTGTCAAGCCACTCTTCAATCAGAGCTTTTGTAGCACTGTCTTGCCGTAGCACAGTATTTAGATTAACCATTATTATCTCCTGTTATGCCAGAAGAGTTATCCGAGAGCTTTTGCAAGTTCTGCCCTAACTACTTCTAGCGTTCGTTCTTGATTATTGTTAGCACTAGCATTGGGCTTACCACCACTTTCAGGGGAATCGGCAAGGCCCATTTTAGTCCTTAACGCTTTATTCTCCTCTACCAGCGAACTATTCAATGACGATTGAGATTTGAGAACGGAGTCTATCAGTCCAAAGAACTTCAGAGGATGTGCGGCATAATGCTGCTGAACCTCTACGCTCATGGAACCGGCAATATCTTTACCAGCTTCATCTTTGTGACCAATTAACTCATCACGGACTAACCTTGCAGCCTTTCCCTTGTCTGATTCAGGGTCAAACATCTCTGAATACTTAGTATTCGCTTCTGTCATCTCTGAGTCATACTCGGTCTTAGCCTTGGCTTGAGCTGCCGTTTCTTTGACTTGCTCTGCCTGTTCTTCGCGTGATGCTACATTCTCTCTATTAGAAACAACCATGAATGCAGGCTGAAGGGCTTTAGTGAAGATTTCACTATCAACTCCGAACATTCCCATCTGGCTCTTATTCGCCAAATCAGATATTTCGCTCGATGTTGCGTGAGTGCTTAACCATTGTGCTGCTTGCCGCATTTTGGTCTCATCGCCTTCCTGTTCAGCTTGCGCGTACAGTTGGGCAACTTGAACCGCCTGATTCGGGTTTCTTTCCGGTTCAGGTTCGGGCTCTGGTTCAGCTTTCTTCGTCTTCAACTCTTCTAATTCAGCTCGGAGCTGGTCAGTTTCGGCTTTATTGGCAATCCGCATTTTTGCGAACTTATCATTGTCGGCCTTGTCATCATCAACCTTCTCTTCTGCTGAAGCCTCTGAGCTTTCTTCTTTAGGCGCGGCCTCTTGGGAGCCTTCTTCCTTCTCGTCTTTCACAAGAGTTTCGTCTTCAGTCTTCTGCTCTTCGACAACTACTTCCTCTTCAGGAGCTTCGTCGCCGTCCATTACCTTCTGAATTTGAGCTTCCAAATCTTCGGAGCTACCCTTCTCAGGCTCGGTTACTTCATTTTTCTCTACGTCAGCCATTTTCATGTACCTTTCATTCACGGACTTACGGGCATCCGGTGGCCCTTATTCATTTTCACAGCATCAGAGTTGCCGGTTACTCTTCGTCTTGAATCCACATAGAAGTAGACTCTTCCGAAACTTCCTCATCACCCTTTTCTTCAACATAAACCTTCAAATCGTCTAGCTTCTGCCCAAATATCACAAAGCCTTGCTTCAATTCTTCTGTCACAGGACAACCTCTCATGTGGCCCTTGAGCCAGCAGCTCACCAAGTAATACTCAAGATGGTCTCTTATCTTGCCCCATGCCGGTTGCGACATCACATCTGCCGCCCATTGCATCTCGGTCTTGTTCAACGGCTCAATAGTTGAGATATTGAACTCACGCTCTGCTTTAGCCTCCTGTGGGGGCTTTTTCAGTAGTCTTTTCAGTAGATTTAACACTCGTTCCCTCTTTCCCTTGCTCTGTAACGGTCTCTGACTCAACTGTTATCTCGCCCTTGCCCTTCTCTTCTAGGGCATCAATACGCTCTGAGTCGGCCATAGAAGCCTTACCAAGCGCCTCAACAACCTTGTCATCTTCTTTGTCGTTCTCTATAAGCTCTTGGATAGCCTGCCCCATCTGTTGTAACTGCTGATTCACTGGAGCCGCTTGTGAGCCAGCTTCCTCGTTGTCTATCATCAGTATCTCGGCTAATATCGGGTCTTGACGCTGTACGGCATAAGTAGCACCAGCCTGAAGGTCAGCATTAACGCCTAACTGAGATAGACCAGCCACAAACTCAAGAACATCCTTGTCTTTCATGTAGTTCATCTCAGGATTGATAGACTTCTGACTGCCAGCAGGCTCAATCATCCAGTCAATGTCATAGATGTAATCAGGAAGCATACCCTTGAATTTACGATTGAATATGATAGGCAGCTCAACACGTTCACGCTTCAGAACCTCCCAAATCAACTGGAACAGCTCTCTGTCAGCATCGTTAGACCTATCCACGGCAGCAGAAGAGATACGCCCTTGCTGTGCGTCTTGTGACATAATCTCACGAGCTGTCTTTTCGACGTTCTTGCCGCCGCCTTCACCTGAGAACTGTGCCGACCCAGCCCCCGCCCGTTTGGCCGCATCGCGTTTCTGTTGGTCAACTTCAAAGTCAAAACTTGCGTCTGGAGGAGGTGGTTGAGCAAACTTGAGACCCTTGGGTATAATCTTTCCAGGTCTCAGCGCAAGGTTTCCTGCATTGGTGTTATCATCAAACGCAGGGTCTTGCTCAAAAACACCGTTAGCAGCATAGTCAAGACGCACCAGCTTTGCGTTCTGGGTTTCTGTAGCGACAATTTGGTTATCCATGCACTTATGGCCTAAACCTCGGACATCGTACCAATAGCCAGTCTGATTCTCAAATCTGTCTTGGATAGCCCACCACTTGCGGTCAGAGCCGTTTTCATTCTTCCAAGGAATTATATTCAGCATACCGCCAGCCAAATCGGGGGATATGTAGGAGATACACTTCTCGCCAACCTTAATCTTCTCTGCATTAGGGCCAGCGTTGTCTTTATCCCATTGCTCGGCATAGTGCATTATCTGCCACACAACAATCTCGTCCTTGGCAGAATTGGACAGGTTAATGCCTATCAGCTCTTTTCGGACTTCTAGTGGGGAATCATCATCGTTTGAGCTATCAGTGGTCTCATCGTTGTCTGTAGCCAGCTTTGACAGCAAATCGTCTATGGTCTTGGTCTGCCAAGGATTGATAGAACGCTTGCCGCGATCCTTTAGCTTGCGTCTGCTCATCCTCAGAACCCGTACAACACGTTCAGCCGTTGGGCCTTCCTGCGTATCAGTAGGAACGATTATGTCCTGCGGGTCTACTACCTCAAAATCAGGGATAACGCCCATACGCTCATGCTCAGTCGTGAATACGGCATATACGCCAAACCCACGGCTATCCTTGGAATCGGTGATAAGCTCAGACTTCTTGCGAAACTTCAGGTCATGGCGCATAAAGCTATCGAACGCCTGCTGTATGCTTGTGATAACACCAGCCTCTAGCGGCTGATCGTCAGGGCCATTGCCTAGAGGGGTGAATGAGGCCAACAGAGGAGCGTTAATCTTCATAGAGACTTCCTGATCCCTACGCTCGGTCACTATATCGTCTAAAATCGGTACTACGGTGTTAGGTGCGCCCTTGTACGGGGTTTTCTTCTGGGCAGGCCGTTCAGTCAGCCTAGCCTTCTGTATGGCCTTATCCTTGTCACTCCAAGTAGCCCTAGCCGTAAGGTCATCGTGAATCTTGGTAATATAGGGTGCGTCACTGGATGATGTTGCCGGTATTACGCTGTCTTGTGCCATATTTCCCCAATAAAAAAGGAGCAGCGGTTGCATTATCTGCAACAACTGCCCCTGCGATTTTGCTCAGAGCTATTAAATTAGTCTATTTTCAGCTTGGTCTTGTCGGTAATCTCAAGATATAGCTGACCATCGTGCTTATCTACTGCAAACCTTCCGTATGGCTTCTTCAAGAACTCTTTTAGCCGAATCAGCAACTCTGATTCTGCCGTTGATGGACTACTCATAGCATTTGCCGTTTCTCATTGTCAAGAAAATAATCGCATTAGTGCGAATTAGTCTATATCAAACAGTTTAGAATACTCAAGATTGGCCTTGAATTGTAGCATACACCCATCAAACTCGTCTGACAATCTTTCGCACTTGGCTCTTGCAACGGCTTCTAGGTGTTTTCGTATCCACTTTACATCTTCGTTTGTAGTGTCGCTCATATCCCTCCCCATCCTCCCATAAACCCGCCTTCATCACCAACCCCGACCTCTTCACGTTCCATCTGAGCCTTATATTCAGCAGGAGTAGGACACCTATGGTCCGGCTTCACATACTGAGATGCTGTAGGTATATTCTCCATGCTCGACACCAACTCAATCAGCGTATCTAGCCTATCAGGAGATTTAACCCTCCTTTTGGCCTTAGCCTCACGCTTTGGCTCCATCTTGATAAGATTATCGTCAGTATTCTTCATCACATACCGGCGTTGTCTCATCTGCTCAAGCAGTAAATCATCTTCTGGCAATCTAAGTATACCACCATGTAGTGCGTCTTTTAGTTCCCAATGCTTCTCGGTATAGCGGTCCTTAAACTGATTCTTCTTTTTGGCAGGCAGATTAGCGTTAATCCTCTTAATCGGGAATCTCTTTTCGTGCATCTGACTGATAATTCCTGCACCTAGCCCGCCATTATCACCCGACACTTGACTCGGAACTAAACCTTTGCCCTTGAACAGATTGATATACTTGTCAGCTACAATGCTCGGAGCCACTTCCTTGTCGTAAGTCCACGCCACAATAGGAGCCACATCATTACCACGCCTATACCCGAAGGTAAGCTCATCACCACCCCCTGAGAAGTCGCAGAAGGCTCTCTGTGCGTTACCAACGGGCGAAACCATCTTCTGCATAGCCTGCCTTGCCAAATTCAACTCAGCCTCAGTAAACACCTGAAATTCACTGCCCCTAGTGAACTGAGCGAGATACCTAGACCGGATATACGGATCACTTCTGCCTAGCTTGGCTATCTCTTCCTTGGCATCACGCCCTTTATGCCCCTCAACTAAGTGAGGACATTGCTCATAATCAATCACGAAATCGTAGTCAATACCGCCATACTCACCAGAAGTAATCCACGAACCATCACCCATGCAGGCATCATAGAAATCACCTTCATCTTGGCCGCAAGTAGAGATATACAGCAAAACATCAGGACTACAACGCCCGATAGCACGATAAATCTCTGAAGATATAGACTTACCCTCATCAGCAATAATCATCAACGGGCCATAACGAACACGACCCTGACTATCCATAAGACCTGAGCGTTCGTGATAACCCTCAAACTTCTCGCCTTGCTTTGTAACCCGGAGAATAATCTTACTTCCGAGAACGCCATCTCGGCTAGGAATCTCAATAACGTCCTTATTGACCCGCCAACCATCATGCCCTAAAGCCATCTGCTGAATCGCGGGCCATAGCTGTTGACCAATCTGAGCCTCAGAACTAGATGTGATGACTACTGTAGCCCCTGGAAACGCCGCAGCAAAGGATAAAGCAAGCACAGGAACGAAAAGTGACGACTTACCACTTCCGTTTGCCGTACGAATAGCGACCTTAGCACCCATCTGCCAACAAGCCGTCAAACCAGCCTTCTGCCAGCCGTAAAGCTCAAGAGGCGACCATTCTCTAGCCTGAGCTACTGGACTGTTGAACTTGTTAAAGCTGATTACCGGGGCTACCATCTATTCTGACCATTCTTCCCATTGCTTAGTCAAATCCTCAATATCAAGCAATATGTCCTTGTACGGAGCCAAATGAGGCACTATCAGCTCACCCATATTATCAATCTCTGCCTTACATCTGCCGTGAATCATGCCCAAAATCTTGCACATAGGGGCTAATTCAGCAGCCAAACGCATACACTCATCCTCAACCTGAGACTTACTCTTGCCGTATTTGCCAGTATCAGGCTTCTTGAGCTTACCTAGAGCAATCAGTTGACCACCCTTTTTCATGTTTCTAAGTGCCATTATATTATCACTAATCCCTTCTTTATGCTGATAAGAGCTATTATTTACCCTTCCGCTGTTTATCCAGCAAAGCGTTAATCATCCCGCTTCTAGTCCGATACTTGGGATTCAACTCAAGCGCCTTATCCAGAAACGCCAGATTGTCAGGGTCAAGCGTAAATGTGACTTTAGGACTCCTGCGACGGCTCTGGTCATACGATTTAGCTGTCATCTTTAGCGCCAAACCTTATCTTGACCTTCAGCTTCTCAACCCTATCGCCCAAAATGATAGGGTCTGTCTGTTTATTCGCGTCAAGAATGCCCTTATACACCACCAATGCCCTATGCTGAAGGTCATGCACGAAGAACATTCTATCCTCAGAATTAAGCTCATCCTCAGCCTGAACACCGCATATCACGCCCATCTCAAACGCAGCAATCAACCTATCAGCAGGAACAACATGATCCTGAACCGTTGAACACCCACTCATTGCCACTAAACACGCTATAATCAACAAATACTTCATAATCCACTCCTCAGTAATTTAGAAAAAGTACCCCATTATTTCTAAAAAACGGGGCTCCAACTACGCCTTGGTTCGCTATTTAGCGTTAGTATTGTTTGCGCCTGAAGGAGCCCCGCACATATTCCTAGATATTACCAAGCTGAATAGCCGCAGCCTTCAGACTATTAACCGCCGCCCTACGATTCTTGTTCACAACCTTCTCAGCCAAAGCATCTGCCTCTAGCCGTATAATCAGCCCGCCAACCACTTCGGCAGGCGTTTCTACAACAACCTTCTTCTTGGCCGGTGCTTTCTTCTTCTCAGGTTTATCAACTTTCTCTTCAGCCATCTTATTGCTCCTCCTTCTTGACGTAAATCACCTTCTGAACTTCAGAACTCCACTCTTGCTTATAACCAGAAGTAGCGGCCAGCATACCGCCGCGCTCCGCAAGAGCCATTACCGCATCATCAAGTGTCTTGTTCTGCCTAGCCACCAAAGATGACAGATTGTAACTATCTCGCCATAGAATGCCCACAAGGCCCAAACACGAAACTGCCACCAATAATGCTGCTAATTCCATAACTTCATCCCCTTATTTCTGACACCTAGTGCCAAATGCGTTCGATTGCGCCAGATAGTGTATCTGATGCTTGCGATTGTTGTTAGGACTCTCAATCTGCAACTCTTTCAGATATTCCAGGTACTCAACAGACTTGCCAAGCATCACATCCGTCACTGGAGGCAGCTTAGGCGGTCTAGCACCTATCTGAGGGGGCGTAGGGTTAGTATCACCGTTATCGCCTATAGACCTCAGCGAAACGCCACCACGGTCCTTCTGAGGCTTCTCAGCCTTCTTTGTGCCACCCTGACCATCTAATACATCTTCTTCCATCATTCTCTCCTCATTTACTCGCACTACCAACAACCCTGTATTAAAAGTGCATGCACATTTTAATACACTATCTAAGCTCACCAGTCAACAGAATCTTCGCACTTTCGAGAATTAGCAATCAAAATTAGCGTATCAAGGATACCCTTAGATTCAACAGCAGCCTCCTCCTCACGCTCCAGAAAGCTGATTTCGTCTGTGATTAGGTCGTATAAATCATCAGTCATCCAGCAAGCGTGTTCAACACACTCCCTAAACTCCCTAGCCTGCTCAAGCGTCAGTTTCATCTACTCACCCTCCTGATCAACTCAGATATAGTCATATCCTGGTCCCTTATCATCCATACCAAAAATAGGATGATGCCAAATTCAACTATTGCTACGATTGTCATTGCTTAACCTCACTCATTCTTACCACAAATACTACCCATGATTTGTGACAAACCCTCTACACTTAGCCACAATTGCAGGTGTTTCTATAGCGACAAAATGTCACAGTAGATGTCACAGTAAAAGCAGGAACGGTGATGCACCACCTTTTCAGAGCTAGATGAATCGCAAGCCATATAGGCTCCTACTAACTCTGCCTGCCTACAATTCATTATTCTACCTTCGCAAACGTCCCGCAATCATAATGTTACATTTCCCCAATAAAGTCAAGGTTAAACAAATTGCCCGACACTTGATATGCTGTAGACATGGTTTGGACCCACCTACCTATCGGCAGCATGAGGTTCCCCCCTGCCCCCACCCCATGCGAATCATTATATACCATCCAAAGCAATCACTACCGCCACCAGGACCAGCAGCACCCACAAGCCATGCTCAATACTATTCACGTTGCTATTCATCATCATGCACAACATACTGGTAGTCAATGGCTTATCTCCTCTCAATGCTATTCATATCCGCCCACCTTACACTCATAATCCATCTACTTATTAGGTGTTCTGTGTCGCATAACAAGTCTTATGGTTACTCATCCTCATCATCCTGTATGCTATCACCCTCCTCAACTGAAGGCTTGCTCTTATGCCCACCCCTAGTAAATCGCTCTATCTGACCAGCATCAGTAAGCTCCACGGACTCAACCTTGCACACCCTGCATATTACCCTGGCCAACTGCTTTAAACCGCCAGCAGCCTCAACACATGGCTTTAAACCGTCCATTTCAGCCGTAATTATGAAGCTAAACAGCTGCGAAGGGTCGGGCCGTGATAATTCAGAGGCTTGCTTGTGGTCAATTAGCTCTTTAAGGGCTCTGAGGGCGTCAGGATCGCGTCCAGTCCTTGCTATGACCCTAAGGTGTTCAATCATGTCGGGAATGGTGTCTAGGGCATTCTGAGGCCGTTCTACAGGCATATCGGCGGGCTTGGGCTTGTCCTGATTCTGCCTAATCCATTGAACTCTGGCTAGATATGGGACATTATGTCTCAGTTGAAGTGCCTTCTGATGTCCTGCATTAGCCCCTATTTTAACGGGTGATGATGCTTGCCATGATTTAGCTGTTGATAGTCCTTGTGCTTCGTGCTTGGCGGTTTCCTCAAGTCGTTTATCTGTAAGGCGTAGAGCTGGGTCTATATCTGGCATGGTGGTATTATCTGGCTTGTCAACTGGCAATATCAGGTCGTTAGTCATGAACCCTCTCTTACTCTCCCTTTAGTTGCGCGGGGGGCTAGGATTGATGTCATCGTCCCCTATGATATGAGGTGTGGCCGTGAATGGCTCTCCTTTGGCATTATAGTTATATTGCAGTATCCAGCGTTCTAGGTCTAGCAGCTCCCTTGCCACTCCGGTGCATTCTCCTACCTTTGCCAATAGTCTACGCCTAGCCGTGAGCATTTCAGTCTCAATCTCGTGCTTGTGTAGTCCGTTGCCTATTTCTGATGCTGTCATGTCTATAGGTTTATCATTCATCATTTCTTCTTACCCTCCCATTTAGTATGCTCAAATTCGTCGGTGATTCTCTCTATGCCGTTTTCTGGGGTGTAGTAGTAGCAGGGAGTCACTTTGTATAGGGTTTTGACTACTCGCCATACTCTCGGTCTAATGGGGTAATCTGGTGTAGGGCGTGATATGATTATCTTAAGGTCGTCTGGCTTATCCTTGGGCCATACGAACCATAGAGCGGGTCCACCTTCATGAGTTGGTGTGGTGTAGCCGTTCTTCTCGAAGAATTGAAACATCTTCTTGTTGTATACTGTGAGCTTCTCTCGGTTCATTCTAGCCTTGAAAATAGTGAATACTTGCTCTTCAATCTCTCATCCCCTTTGTGTAACGGTAAGCACCTTACATACTATATTGTGACTCTGTCAAGCTACAAATTCGCATTATTGAACAATTATCTGGTTTTCATCGGTGAGAAATTCGCAGTTTTGAACAGGATTAGGGCTTGTTTGTGGCTGTGTTTGTTGGGGTGATATATATTTGCGTGGTGTAAGGTGTTGCGGTTATAGTGTCTTATGGCTTATGTTGTATAATAGTGGTATAAGTTGGCATGGGTCTAGCTTTATATTACAGCATGAACGCAGTTAAAACAAACAAAACAAGGGGAAACGATGAGCGACACTATCAAAGCAGCACTAATTATAATCAGGAGGAAACGATGAGCAAACACACAGCAGGACCGTGGAAAACTGGAGAGGATACAGCAAGTCACCGCGCAGAATGGGCCAAGATTATAGGTGGTAACGGGGCGCAAGTAGCCAAAATAACAAGCCTAAATAAGAGAGGCAATAGGCAGCGGGGGGATTTTGAAGAGGAGCAAGCAAACAGCAAACTCATAGCCGCCGCCCCTGATCTACTGGAGGCATTGCAGGATGCTGTGAGAATCATAGAGGCAGAGTCGGAAGCTTGCGGAATATACAAGGCGTACAAAGAGAAGCTCCGAGCAGCAATCGCAAAGGCAACAACCTAACAAC